GAAGCCCATATGACTGAGAAAGGAGGTAAAATCATCTATGACTTATCGAACACTGAGTATTGCGCTCACTGATCTACTGGCCGAGGCCCAGTCACTGCTTGATTTAAGAGCAGGGTTTGGACGTCTTCCGAACTCCTCTGTGAAAACAGAGGCTCTGAAGAGTATTGATGAGTGGTTTAATGCGAAAAGCGACGAAACCTTTAGACGAAAGCTTAAGCTAACATCACTGAATAAGGCTCCGACGAATGCGGTTAATTCAACGCAGGAAGTAGGTTCCCTCAGTTCTACTGACGGTTCAGCCATGGCTGATATGGTTCCTGACGATGATGATATTCCTTTCTAAAGTCCCAATCCGCGTGGTGCGGTTATGGGCCAACTCTTTCTTCTGGCAGTACCCTCGTACGCCAAGCTATTTGGCAACCTTCAATAGAATAAGGAGGTCACCCTATGCATTATATGCGTAGCTCGGACATACTTGGGCGTTTTAAAGCTTATGGTCTTCCGGCTCAGCCCGCTAAGGAATTACAGGCGGAGATACTGAAATGGGAGGCTAACTCAGGACCAGTTTGGACTGTGAACCGATTGAAATCCCTTAAACAGGATGTGATCAGGTTGCATGCCGGAATGGAACCGCTTACGTGGGTTCGTAAAAACCGCGACGGTGGTTGGTATGGTGTGTTAGGCTATATTGTAAAATATGCGGAGCAATCTCTAAAGTGCTTTGAGATCGTCTTGAACTGCTTGATGGTTTATAGCAGTTTCATTCCCTCAGGCCCAACTGAAGCGCATATTGAGAAACTTTTGGCCTCTGTGGAGAGCCCCAGGGTCTCTATACCTGGAAGAATCTGCAGTGATGTTGCACAGCACGCACAGAAAATAATTGGAAAATTGGAGCTTGGGCAACCACAACCCTTGCTCACCTTCCGTGGTAAAGTGAAAACTAAGGCCCCGATATATGGGTCTACATCGGTTAGTCAACACGATAACTTGGAACAGGAGTTGGAATGGATGAAGAATCCGTACCACATGTTTTTCCTGAACCGTCACTACCCCGTTTACAGTCGGGTGTTGGAAGGTATATCAAATCTTTCTCTATGTGAGCCCTTGCAAGGCTTAAGCGGACAGAGTTATCACCTGTCTGACCATGGTCCTTTTGAGACCGTTCATAGCAGGCTTAGACCTCCATTTATGGCGGTTGATGCTGGTTCCATCATACCTCTAACCAAGGATGGTGGCTGGAAAGTGCGTTGGATCGCATCTCCCTACCGGATACACCAGATGGCTTTGCAACCACTGGGGCAGGCTTTATTTTCTGTCTTATCCGAATTACCTTGGGACTGCACATTTGATCAAGAAAAACCCTACACAATTGTACAAGAACACCTCAAATCTGGCGGAACCTGCTATGCAGTTGATTTATCTGCCGCTACAGACTATTTTCCATTAAGTCTGCAGACCTCTGTTTTGCGATCCCTCTTCGGAGAGATCCCTGACATTGAGCTCTTTGAGGAGCTGTCGAGGTCCGATTGGACGAATAAGAAACTGGGACTTCAAGTCCAGTGGACTAATGGTCAGCCAATGGGATTATACCCAAGCTTTCCATCGTTCGCCTTGACACATGGTGTTCTCTTGAACCTCCTTTCAGGTGGACAGCCTAACTCATTTTTTGTGTTAGGTGATGATGTTATCATCTTAAATGAACCCCTTTATGGTCGTTATATCGAGACACTAAAACTTCTTGGATGTCCTCATAACCCTGATAAATCAATCGTATCTTCAGGTATCACAGAGTTCGCGGGTAAGATAATTACTCCCGAGCGAATCGTTTCTGCCTTTAAATGGAGAGACGTGGGGTCTGAGAATTTTTTGGATCTCATGAGGACGTTTGGTCAGCGATTCGAACCAATGTTACGGAAAAGGGAAAGGCGTGTTTACCACGCAGTTAAACGTTTCCTGCAGCCGCATGGCTGTAACCATAGCAGCGGGGTTGCGGAACCCCTCGAAAAGGTTGTTTTCGAAACAGAGTTATTTGAATCAGGATTGCCAGAAGCCCGTGGGAGAGTTTGTCATACAAGCTTCTTTCATAGGTTGGCCGAGTTTTTGAAACCGGACCGCCCCGACAGTCTGTTCCACAAAGTCTGTCCTAGCTGGTTTATGAAACAGAGCGATCGTCTCGACGAGAGAACGATTACGGCTTTTGAACAAACCCCTTTCTGTAACTTTTCTGGTGACAGAGGAGTGCTCGCGGATATACTTGAAGTTGATGATGTAATCAAGCTTCCTGCCGTGGGTCCCCGGGAAGGGATTGGCCATACTACCACGCTTGAATTTTATGAGCGTGTGTTAGGATTTTCTGAGTAAGCAAAAGAGCCCTAGTAAGTCCGAG